AGATACCGATTCCACAATAGAATCTGTTGTTGTGGTTCGGTTTATTGTTGTTACATTTGAAAGGCCAGGTTGGGCTAGTGATTCTGTAAAGGAGAAGGCGTTGCCAGCAGTTTTTATTCCCCAGTCGGGTTTGTTCGCTGGAGTTATATCTACTGATGTCCATGTGAAGGTGATGTTGTCAACAGTTTGAGGCGTATTTAATAAAGCATTAGGTGAAATAACATTCGTTCCAATTGGCTCGATATTGTGACCTGAGACAACATATTCATAGCCTGATCGATAATCTACTGACGTTATAGATTCTGTTACCACGGTCTTAGTTTCTTGCCGAGAATTTAAAGTCCCTGTAGAAAACGTGGGGACAACGGGAACAGCAGAAACGCTAGTCCCTGCAAAGGATATGAGCAGCAATAACTTATATATTTTACCCATTAAATATCATTTAACGTTTATCTCTGAGCTAGATTGTGACGTAGCCGTAGTCCCCGCCCCTCCGGCTGTTATAGAAATTACACCAGAAGTCAGGACAGAACCTGCCAAGGTCGAGGCAACTCCGCCCGAAGTTACTACGGTATTACCGAAGGCTGGCATGTCGGCAACAACTCCTCCAGAAACGTCAACACCGCTTCCAATCGCAGGAATCGCATCGCCTTGAATATACGATTCTGAGTAGGAAAACGCACTTCCAACTGTATTAACTTCCATAGCACCAACATCAAGTATCGCTGCTGCTGTAGCAGTTGGGGCGGTCAACTTGCCGAAATGCTCGCCAGTCGTGACCTTCATGTTGTTTCCTGACACAGCGTAAGTCGATGGAACTCTGATTGCTTGAACTGCTGCTCCGTCAACTTTGAGGCTTGCTGATGCGGTGTGCTTTATATTTATGTCTGCGTTAGCAGGTGCAGCCAGTAAAAGCAAAAGAAGAAATCGTTTCATTGAAGCTTGCCGTCTCCACCAATAGGGCGGTTTGTTATTGGGTCAACCCTTTGAACTTGAGCTGGTTTAGCTATGAGTTCTAACGGTTGTTTAACAATAATAGTTTGATAACCGCCTCCTGTTGGTATAGCACCAGACGCTTCTTCCTCTTTTTTCTTTTTCTTATTGCCATTGTTGGCTCCTACGCTGATGCCCCAACCTGCGAGGATGTTTCCCAAAAGCCCGGCTGCAAAAGTCGAATCAATCCTTGGCTGGTCTGGAATATCCATTCCAAACATCCTTGTTGGAAGTTTGATGTATCCAAGAGACAGGACGCATATACACCAAAAAAGAATGGCTCCTTGTGCAGTTGTAGACACTAAGAACATTATCTTTTCTTGATACTCAGGTTGGTCTTGATCGTCTTTGACTAATACTTTTTTGTTTTCTTCTTGCTTGGCTTGGTTTTTGACTTTTTCTTTGACATCCATAGAAAAACGAGTAAACACGACTAGATTAGCTACAAACGGCTTAAAAGTATGAAATTCCTTTCAGAGGAAGCCAAGGAAACAATCGCCAAGAGTCATGGCCTAACAGTTGAACAGATAAACAAACGAATTGAATTATGGAGTTTGATTAATGATCCCGACATTTCTAAGCCAGATTTAATAGAAGCTCAAAAAGCGTGGATTAATATTCAGCAAGGATATTGGCCTAACGTAAATGAGTGAAGTTATCGCTGCCTGTATTGGTGCAGTTGTTTCTATTTTTCTTTTTACTTTGTCTGTTGTTGTAAACAGAAAAGACAAAGACGTAAGAGCGTTGTTTAAGCGAGTAGCGTCATTAGAACAAAGGATTTCAACGCTTGAAGGATCAGGCAGAAATAATAACTGGCGCAATAGATGAAATCTAGCTAGTTTAAATTTGGATCTGCATTAGATCTGCTACTGGGAAACTCAATGTCATGTCTAATCCCGTTTTACCCATGACGGGATTTTTTTTAGATTAGCTTCGTAAGCTTTCGCCATTCTGTCTTCTAGTTCAAGTCTTTTCCTGATCGCATATAAACCTGTATAAACGCCGTGGAATTTATGCGTTTTTGTTTCCCGTCCGTCCAAGCAATACCAGCGATCCATATCTTTCATTCGCTGTCTATCTTCTTGAAGCCATTCGGGTTTATACATGACGTTAAATAAATTAGTTGACTGGTTAATAGTGGAACCCTCTCTTGAGCAGGAGTTGAAACTCGAACTCGAAGAGAGGGCTATTTTAATATCTGACGACCACACTGAGACAGCAAATTTGTGTGCTTCTTTGTGGAGACAGAATTGGTATAAAGACGAAATTCTTAAGAACTGTCTTGGCAGGATTGGAGAGCTAGAGGGGAAGTTGGTTCACATGGAGATGGAAAACTCTAACTCTTGCTGGAAGCGTTTACTTAGAAAGGTATTTCCGAACCGTCAAGTTTCGCATTGTCCAGAGCTTGACGCTGTGCTTCAGTCTTTTGAGGATTGATGGTTCCAAAGTCTCCATACTGTCCGTCTTTACCTTTTCCATTGATCCAAACAACGTCAACTTCTATTTCTTGGTTGTTGGAATAATCCCAGACTTTACCTGTTTTGATTTTTTCGGCTGTGTCTCCTAAGGACATTAGGTAATCACAAAGGGCGGGAATAGATTTTACTGGAACAGCTAAAGACATTTGCTTTGGATATTTGCCATCGTCATCAAATTGGTTTTCTTGAACTGTCCATTTGACTGGATGAGGCAGAGCTGCATCGAATTTGTAATCGCTTCTGGTTGGCATTTTTTTGTTGGGATAAATTGCGGGTTTTTAGTTGATGGAGAACTTGCTGTGCGGCGTATTCGGCTGCGTCAGTATTCATTGCTGTTTTGGGAGTAGTTCAACTTTCCCAATAGCTTCGGCTAAATAACTGTAATGTGCAGCAAGTGTTATGTGTTGTGGCGAAAGTTCTTTCGCTGAAATTTTGAACTCCTGTTTAAAGGCGCTCAAAATCCTGTCTCTGTCTTTCTTTTCTCTGATCCTGTGGATTAAAGTTTGTATCTCTGTTCTCATTGCTGGAGTGATCGTTGGGACAAAAACTCTATCTAGGTCTTCTTGTTTTGGCTTTTTAGTTGAAGCTGGATGAGTAGGAGTTCTTGATATTCCTTTTTTAGTTTCTGGTTTAGGACTTAAAGAATCAGCGTCATCATCATCTCCAGCTAATCCATAAATAGCTAAAAGTGCATAACGTCTAGCGTATGTGATTGCTGAGCCTAATGCTTGCATGATGTTCCCTCTGTTAGGAACTAAATCAGGGATAACTAAATCACTCTCAATAAGGGTGTCGTAGTCTCTTTCTTCTCCAGTAAAAAGCAAACGTGTTTTTAAGATCGTAATTACTTTGTCACCTACAACTTCGTAATTAAAAGTCTGCGTGTGAGACAGACCTAAATGAGTTGCTGGCTGTACTGCGTTTAATCCACCTGCAAGAGTTGTATAAGTGCCATAGTTGGCTTTACCATCTTTACCTGCTGCGTGGTGTTCCATTTGGAACATTGCTAAAGCTTCCTCTATAGTTTTGGGAAACGATTTGTCGGGTTCTTTTTTTGCTGGCATTGTGGTTGTTTAGAACATATTAATCTTAATAAGAATTACCCATAAAGTCAATAAGATAAACTGATTGGAGTAATAGAAATATTGGCTCCCGGCAGTTCATCCAACTTCGCATATCTTTTTTCTGCTGACAATGAAATAACTAAACTATCATCTTCTATAACTGTTCCTCCTGCCTTGGTTGATAGTCCGTCAAGAGTTGAACGACAAAGCTTATCTATGTCTCCTGTTTGAGAACTAATTAAAAATCTTGGAGCCTTATCTCTTAATTTCCTAGCGTTCTTTCCTGTCCCAAAATGACTTTTAGGACGTGGAAAAATAAATTCAATAGTAACAACAACGGGGTTAACAATAGGAGGACTTTTGTAAAACTCTAAAGCTGTATATCTAATATCTTGTCGCCAAGGTTTGACTTTCTTAGAGGATTCCATCATTGCACCGTATCGGGTCAACGTCTTAGATCCCTGAGCACCCGGAATCCCTACAACTTTGAAACTTATAGAGTCGATCATAGTGTTTCCTTGTTCTCGTTAAATTTGTCCCAAGCTTCACCCCATTTCAATCGACAGGTCAAAGGATCTTGTTCTTCTCCGAAAACACATTTACCCGGCCTTGACCAGATGGTTCTGCAACTATCAACAACAATGCCATGCTGATTTGCTAAAGCTTCAACGTAACTGCCTAACTGAGCATCTGTTGAATATGGCCTAGCGTTTTTCTTGGACTGTGTTTTTAAATCCAATAAAACTAATTTGCCTTCGTCATGGTCATAACCTAAAAGATCAAATTGACCTCCTACTGATTTCTCCAGATCTGCAAGCATATATTCCACTGCCCACGGTTCAAAGTTTTGCCAGTAAGGATTCTCAAGGAGTGGCGTTACCCATTCTGCGTAATCACCTGCGTCTGGACTGGGATCACCTAACATTCTTTGTTCTAAACACCAATGAACTTTCTCACCTCTGGGTTGCCAGATATGCCGATACCTTTCGATATTGGCTAAAGCCTCTGGACTTTTTTGGCTGGCAATTTGTGTCGTAGAAAAAGCTAACCATTCGCCTGTTGGTTCCCAACAATATTGATGCCGTTCCTCATCCCGATACATGGGAAGAGGATCAAGTTTTAAATGACTCCAAGGTGGGTCACGA